GCCGCGGACGTACTCCAGGCCGTGGCCGTCGTTGAAGGCGTCGATGACGCTGGGCGCCTCTGGGAGCGGCCTGGGAGGCGGCGGGCTGCTGGTGATGGCCTGCTCGGCCTTGCGCTGCTGGTGGCGCGCCTGCAGCCACTGGACGGCCTTCTGCACGTCCATGGGCTGTCCGTCGTGCCGGTGGGAGCGGAAGTCGCTGACGGCCTCCGGCGTGCCGACGCGGGGCAGATACCAGGGCTGTGACCAGCGGCGGTTCTCGGGGACGTCGGTGATGTAGACGCCTCGGGCGTGCAGCTGCTCGATCAGGCAGGACACGACCGCGTCGAGCTCGGCGGGGCTGGCCATGCGGGCCGGGACGAGGATGCGGTACTTCCAGGTGTCGGTCGTCGGGTCGTAGCTGTGCGTCGTGTGCGCGAAGAAGGAGACGCCGATGTCTTCCATGGCGGCGATCGCTTCGGGGAGCGGCGGCGCGCCTGTGTGGATCTCGCCCGTCTCCGGGTCGAAGCGGGAGTCGCCGTCGATGATGGCGATATCGGCGGCGAGGAGGTGTTCGTCGGCGCGCTTGGGTTCGACGAGGTCGCCGCCGCGAACGTAGTAGCTGCCGTCCTTCGGCCCGACCTTGGGCGTCGACAGGCGCTGGCAGAAGTGTGCCCAGGTGATTTCCTTGGCCGAGAGGCTGACATCTGTGCGTCCGTTGGCGGCCAGGGCGATCTTTAGCCTAGCGGTGTCGTGCGTCGTTGTTATATCTTGGGACATCCGCGGATGGTTCCTGCGTTCGCGGTGGACTCGATGATGCGGCGCTGGTGATCCTGCACACCAGCGCCGCATTTCGTTTATCTACTAGAACTCATCGTCGACAGTGGTGGCAACGGGCGCCTTTGCGGGCGCGGCCTTCGGTGCCGGAGCGGGCTGCGGCGCGTCGTTGGTCATGTCGGCGGGCGGGGTGGTCCAGCCGGTGATGGACCACTTAGGCGCCTTAAAGCGCAGTTCGCCCTGCGGCGTCTGCACCTTGATCGTCTCCGTGCCTTCGATCGTGATGACCGGCATCTTTCCGGGGTTGGCGGCCTGCTGCTCCAGGAACTGGTCGTGCAGCTGGTCGATCGACCGCAGCAGCGTCTTGGACGTGGGCGAGAACTCGCGCAGGCCGTGGTCCTTGAAGAACACGCGCACGCGCACGGCCTGCTTGTGATCGGCGGTCGGCTTGGGCGGCATCTTCTCGCCTGCCTTGGCCATCACGGCGTTGTAGGTCGGCGTGAAGGTGAGCCAGCCGATCTCGATGCCGGCGAGGTCCATGACGACCTTGGTCGGCAGGGAGATCTCGACTTCGTTCTTCTCCCAGGTGCCGTCGCCTGCCGGCTCGCGGTTGACGGCGATCATGTCGCCAGACTTGGCGTCGAACTTGACGACCGGCAGGAACTTGCCGCCGCCGCTGCTTTCCGTGCTGAAACCCAGACCCATTGTCATTGCTCCGTTTGGTGCTGCTGAACCCCGCAGCCGGGATGTCGTTAGGCGTTGACCTTCTCAAAAAGGCTGCGCCCGATGATTTCGGTCTTGTCCACGCGCGGGCGCGAGGGACACGACCAGGATCTGCCGCTTGTCTGCCCGACGACGCGCCAGCCTGCGGCGTTGAGGGACACGCCCGACTCGTCTTGCCGGATGTACGTCCCGATCCGCGTGAAGCCAAGCGCGAAGGCCGCGCGGCTGGCGGCGCCGTAGAGGAACGAACAGGCGTTCCGCGTCCCGTCCGTGCAAAGTCGGGTCACTTCCAGCGTGAGCCCGTCGTCGCGCAGTCTTGCGACTGGCCTGCCGACGATGACGACGCCGACGACCTTGTCGCCAGCAGCCGCGCCGATTGAGAACTTGTGCCCGACCACCGGCTTGTGGTGCCGGTGGTGCTGGGCGACGAACTCGTTCGCTTCTTCAAGCGTGATCGGCACGGGGCACAGCTTCATACGCCGCACATGCCTTCGCATTCGTTGTTGAACATGTCGGCCTGTCCGATTTCGGCGTCTGTTCGCAGGTCGACTTGATCGAGGGGCTTGCAGCTGCGGTGCATGAACTGCTCGCCCTTACCCTTGACCTGCTCGCGGATGGCGCGATCGACCTCGACGGCGTCGGCCCAGGCCTGCGGGTCTTCGTCGCGTAGCTGGCGCCACTGCGCGTCCGAGTGGAACGGGCACCCGATGCAGGACGACTTCGGCGGCTTCGGCAGGTTGTTCTTCTCAAACCAGCGCAGGCAGTCGGCGCGGCTGAGGCGCGCCTCAATCAGCGGCCAGCGGTTGGTGATGTACTGCACGCGGCTGTCCTTCATGCGGATCACCTCGTCTGTCGAGATGCCGACCCAGACTTCCGCGCCGCCTTTTGGGCGCTTGCCGCCCATCATCTCCACGACCTTGCGCTGGATCGGGCGCAGCTTGTACTCGGCGGTGCATTGCCTGCGGCCCATCGCCTCCTTGCCGTTCGGCATGCGCATGAAGAAGGGAACGGAGGCGAACCGCTGCCCCGTGGAGTTGCTTTTGGCAATCAGGTGATCGCGCAGGTTGCCCGCGGTGACGTGGTAGACCGGGAAGGGAAGCTGCTGCTGCAGCCACTGCAGCCAGTTGTAGACGTTCTTCGGCTCCCAGCCGGTGTCCGCGAAGATGGCGGCGTCAGGCATCGGGCCGAGTTCGCCCCTGGCGGCCATGAGGGCCATCGTGGACGACTGCACGCCAGCGCCGAGAGAGATGACGCGGATCTTCGGCTCGCTCACTTCGTCGCCCTCCACCAGGCCATCAGCGCGGCGTCTGCGCGCCCGTCGTCTTTCTTCCGCGCAAACAGGTGGGCGTATGCGGGGAACAGCTCGGCGGCGCGCTGCCGTGCGCCGTCCTTGCCGTCGCGTGCGTTCACGGCCTTCTGCCAGGCTTGCGGCGTGACGTACTCGATCGGGATGTGCAGCGCGGCGACGATGCCCTCGACCATGCCGACGCCGCGGCCAAACTGGAACATGGACGAGGAGCCCTGCCCTGGCATCGCGCCGACCTTCTCCAGCACGGCGACGCCGGGCTTGCGGGCGTTGATCAGCGGCGCGAGCATCTGCGGCGAGATTTCGTTCTTCATTTTCGCGCCGCGCTTCACCTCGACGGTGGGCATGTCGATGATCTCGAGCGTGCCGCCGGTGGGGGAGAAGAAGGCGAGCGCGCCTGACGCGCCTGGGTCGATGGCGAGGATCACGGGCCTCATGCCGCGGCCCTCCGGCTGCGCGTCCAGATCCAGAGGGCGTAGACGAGGGATGCGTAAACCTTGGCGATGACGAGGCCGGGCGCCCAACCGACCGTGCCGAAGGCGAGGTAGGAAAAGAGCAGGCTGTCGACGACCGCCCCTGCCGCGCCCGACAACAGCACGGCCCAGGCCAGCATCCGCTTGCGGAGCCGGTCGTAGACGGCGAAGTCGAGGAGTTCCGAGAGCAGGAACGCCGTAGCCGATGCGATCGCCAGCGCGGGCGGGGAAACTGTGAGGGACAGGGCCGCGCCTGCGATAACCAGGGCGAGCACCCAGACGCGCCCCAGCGCCTCCTGCACCGCGTCGCGCAGCGCGAGGGCCGCGCCGATCAGCAGCACGCCAGAGGGGGCCATGAGCCCAGGCGCGACGGGGATCAGGCAAGGCCCCTGCGGGATGCAGGTGGTGCCGACGTTGCCGATCAGCCAGTTGGCGGCGGGGATGCAGCCCAGAAAAGCGACGGCCACAAGGTAGCGGGTCACAGCAGCGTTCCTTGTTTAGCGCGCTTGCCGGTGAAGCGCGGGTTGATGGCGTCTATGCGCGCCGCCATGCGTTCGGGGATTTGGGCGGGAGCGCCTGCGGATCCTGCGTGGTTGCGCGCGATGTTCGTGCTGTCCGCAGATGCGAAAGGGCCAAGGCCCTTGCCCAGCCTCCTTCATGGCCCGCAGCATGTGAACCCAGGGTCGCCGCCCCGTGCTCTGCAGCAGATCCCAGGCTTCGGTGATGCGCTGCGTCCAGACGGGGGATCCTGGCGTGGCGTACTGGCCCGATGACCCAAAGCAGATGCGCGGCCAGATGTCCGCCAGACGGGCGAGCCGGTCAAGGCTTTCGTGCAAATGCCACACGGGCGCGGCGAGCTCGCGCGGCAGCGGGCACTCTGCCAGCAGGCTGTCGTTCGCGTCTTCGTCCCCGTCGATCACGTCGGGGATCACGGCCCAATGCGGATGCGCTAGGTGCGGCTCGGCCCATTGGTAGAACCCGACCCAATCGACCGCAGCGCCTCGCGTCCAGGCACTAAAGGCGCCGTTGTCCAGCATCACACTGGCGCCGATATTGAGGCACGCGGGGAGCTGGCGCGCGGCGGCGTAGCTGACGCAGAAGTGGCGCCCCGCCATTTCTGCCAGCAGGTAATCGGGAGTGATGGGCGTGCCGTGGTAGTGGATCACCGCGCGGCCTCCTTGTTGATGCGCTGGCCGATCCACCGCATGACGGGGACGGCCATGGAGTTGCCCAGCGCCTTGTAGCGCGGCCCGTCTGCGGCCTTCTCGCTGATGCGGGTGTAGTCGTCTGGGAAGCCTTGGAGGCGCTCGCACTCGCGCGGCGTCAGGCGGCGCACGGCGCGGGTGGTGAGCGTTGCCATGCCGCCAACTTTTGCGACATCCAGCGTTGGGGCGACATC